AATAATCCAGCTGGATTTGGAAATTCTGTTACTCTTTTGCACAAAATTAAAGGCGAGTGGTACACAACACTTTATGCCCATATGCTAGATGGATCTATTAAAGTTAAAAAGGGTCAGACCATTGAAACTGGAACCCCAATTGGCAAGATGGGTTCAACTGGTATGTCAACTGGTAAGCACCTACATTGGGAGCTACACAAAGGGAAGGTCCACACTTGGAATGCTACAGGTGCTGGCTACATCGAGCCTGTAAAGTTCTTCAAGCACCTTATTGAATGGGAAAAGTCTATTGCTACTGCCCCTGTAGAGGCAAAGCCTGAAGATCCAGTAATTCCAACACCAACTCACGACGAGGCTGGAGCAACAACTGCAGAAGCAAGTTTGACTGCACCAGTTAAGCCAGTAGTTAAGAAACCATAAGTAAGCAAGCAAGGAAGTTAAATGGCTTTATATGATTACACTTGTTCTAAGTGCGGTCTAGAAAAAGTTATCACGAGACCCATCAGTGAAAATGAACCCACTGGTGGGTATTCGTGTGACACTTGCAATTCTACACTAAATAGGGTATACTCTAATATAGGCGTTGCTTTCAAAGGTAGCGGATTTTATTCCACTGATAAGTAGGAGATTCAATGATAGAAGTAGAGACCAAGCAGTGGACACTCACTGCAAATGATCGATGCGATGCTTGCCCATCACAGGCGTATGTACACGTCAAGGGCGTTGTAGGAGAGTTGTTCCTATGTGGACACCACTACAATAAGGCAGACAAAGTAAAACTTGAAGACTTTGCTTTTGAAATTATTGACGAGCGTGAACAGCTTATACAGAACAGACTTAAAGGAGATGAAAACTAATGGAGCCAGAAGAAAATAGCTTAGAAGATCTCATTTTAAGGGGGGCAGTCGAAGTAGCCAGCCTTGACGACAATGGTAACTTTGTATACCGTATGACAGATAAGGCTCAGGAAATTGTTCCAGAACTAATCGAAAGTACTGTAGGATTATTCTATGAAGATCTTAAAGAGCTTTGGGTTTTAGGGTTTGTCAATATTAACATTGATGAAGAAAACCCAATGATACACATTGCAGAAAAAGCACTCAATCCATTAGCGGTATCGGAGTTGGATTCTCGCTTACTTATGACACTAACATTTGTTCTGAAAGCTTTAGAAAAATAGTATAATTGTATTAGGAACAATATGGAATATTTCTTAGGGGCAATCACATCGTTAATTACGTTAATTGTATTTAATCGTTTTTCAATTAAAAAAGTTAATAAGAAACCAACTGTTGTAAAAAATAGTCAAGCCTATACCTTTGATCTTGTAGCACCATTTATTGAGATGATTGAAATGACTATTGAAGTACCACTAAGATCACAAGCAAGCAAGCATTATGAAGAAAGTTTTCTTAGAATATTATTCTTAGGAGACAAAGCTTATTGGATTAAAAACCATACTTTATATTTTGCAGAGGCAATGAACGGACAGGTCGATGAAGATACTGTGTCTGAAGTTGACACAATGGGTATGGATAAGGTAGAATTAGAACAGACAATCTACATTGTAGAAAAACTAAGAGAAGGTTTAGCAAATGATTTTGGGCATCCAGGCAACACGCAATTTTAATGATTACAGTGTGTTTCTTCGTGCTATGCGTGTAGCACTATCTGGTATGACAGAAGAAGACAAGAGCATTGTTGTATTTTCTGCAGGACCAGTAAAGCTTAATGCAATGGCACTAGAGTTTTGTAATGTTTCAGAGAATAGTTTAAAATCACGAGGTATATCAATTAAACTTGTTAAGGTTTCTGCAAATATACTAAAAGATAAGATAGTTGATCTTGACTATTTTGCATTCTTAAGTGAGCCAAAGGAGAACGTCTCCCCTCTTGTTCGTGAAGCAGAGGATAAAGATGTTGAAGCTGGGATTTTCCGATACTAATGGAGAGCGACTTGAGCAACAAAGAAAAAGCTTACCTATCCGTAGCACGATACTTTGCTTCTAAATCAAAGTCTCGTAGAATGCACGGAGCGGTAGTAGTAAAGTCTGGACGAGTAGTTGGTACAGGCTATAATAAGGATCGGAATAACCCTTATTATGTATCACCTGAGCACATCAAAACACATTGTTCTGTTCACGCAGAAGTAGATGCAATCAGGGATGCAAATTGGAATGTAAAGGGTGCTGTACTGTATGTAGCTAGAGTAAATTCTCAGGGTATAGACAGGGAAAGCAAACCTTGCATTCGATGCCAATCAGTCATTGATGCGGCAGAAATCAAAAAAGTAATATATACAATAGGAGAAGGTAATGAAGATTAACTCTCTAGAACAAATGGAAACAATTGTAGATAACAATAAGTTTCTTAAGTGGGATGGTTGGGATGTCAAAGAAGTTAAGGCATCATCAACTGGATGGATGAAGCCAGAAGGACTATACTTTGATGGACAATGGCACATTCAGAAACACTATACCCTTAATCACGATGGCTGGGAAATTCCATCCAAGTTTGTGAGGGATGATGCAAAGTGAAAAATGGAAATACGATGGGCTTTGCGTCGGATATGACACTAACCTATTCTTTGATAAGTATGAGGAAGACGAAAACCTCAGACGTGCCATTGACTCTTTATGTAGTGGTTGCCCAGTTGCTAGACAATGTTTTGCAGTTGGTGTTTCTCAAAAAGAATGGGGAGTCTGGGGAGGGGTATACCTTGAAAGTGGTAAGATTTCTAAAGAATTTAACAACCATCGTTCAAAAGAAGACTGGGCTAACACCTGGCAAGATCTAACGATTGATGAAAACTAATGTATACAAATGAAATGAAAAGAGCATTCCACTCTATTACTCCTCCAGAGAACTTTACCGTTGCTTTGGCAGAGCATACTGTCGAGGGTATGTTCTTTTTGGAAGTAATCGCAGATGAACAACAGTTCTTTCGTCTTCCAGACTTCGACAAACGCCGTGCTATAGAATATATGGTACAAGTTAAGAAAGCACTGGAGGACAATGGGGCAATTGTTCAGTTGACAAGAAAGGCTATGGATTAATGACTATTGATCTTGCAGGTCTTGGAATTACAATAATGATCTGTGCTTCTATTGGTTTAGTTGCATACTATATTGTTACTATCTTAATGAAAAACATAGAGCAATCAGCAATGATTGAACAGCTTAAAATTGACAATTCTGCGTATGCTAAAAAGTTTTCAGAATTAGTTGAAGAAAAGCAGAAGCTTGAGCTTGTACAAACTGATGGATTTGTCAGCTTTGTATCTAAGTCAAGAGATTGGGCTTTTACATATATTGAAGAAGTTCAGTCTACACTAAATAAGTTTGTCGAAACGGTAGGTCCAACAATGGAATACTACGACAAATTTGGAAGAATAGATGAGAATCCACCAATGAATAAAATCTTTGATGCTTACTCAGAATTAATTAAAGTTCTTCCAGAATCAAATGAAAAACAAGGAGAAACAAAATGAATACAAACCAACTAGTCGCACTACTTGCATCATATGGACGTAGCCTCTTGGCTGCTGGTCTAGCACTATATGCCGCAGGAGTTACAGACCCAATGCAACTTGCTAATGCACTTTGGGCTGCATTGCTTCCAGTAGTTATTCGCTACGTCAACCCAAACGATCCAGCATTTGGTATCGTACCGTCAGCAGAGGATATTGCTGCTGCAGCTAAAACTGCAAAGAAGTAGTCTAGCATTACAGGGGTGGGTTACTTCGGTAGCCCACCCTTTTATAATGAATTTATTAATTGAAAATATTTATCTTTAAGATTTTCTACTGCAAAATTTTTCATACCAATTTCATATGCTAATTTTTTATCCTTGGTATTGTCATTTGAGTTAATGTAATTATCTATTTTTTTAGCAAGTTGTTCTGCATTAGCTTCATAAACTTTAAGCTTTGTCCTTGTAAGAATCTCTTGTTTTGGCTCAGACCTAACAAGCCATTGATCTGGAAGTATAATATTGTTTGGAGAAATGTCTGTCATAAAAACTGGTAGCCCACTTAAAAGTGCCTCATTCATAGGCAAGCAAAGACCAGCATAACGTCTAGGAAGAATCATTGCGTCAAAATTTTTATACATATCTTGTCTATTTTTTACATTGTCGAGAGAAACCTTTAACCTTGAATCATCTGAACTAGACTTTAACTTTACTTGTGTTGCAATTACTAATTCATAATCTGCCTTAGAATAGTTAAGCATATCTAAAACAACATTTGTACCATTGCGATCCGCCATTGCTGGTTTGCCACCAATATGTAAAATTCTTTTATGTTTTTTTTCTATATTTGACTTCATAACATTTTCAAATAAAGATGGGTCTGTTGGCGGAGGTAGGTATTGAACCCTACACATATCTCCAAACTTATTTTTAATATCGTCAAGCATCCACATACTGGGTGCTAGTAGTACGTCTGGCAATAACGTTCCAGGATCTGTATGATAATCTAATAATTCATAATTATATTGAAGAATTGTTTTTACATTATTTAATCTAGCAAGCTTTACAAATTGTGGATTATAAAATGTTTCGCAACTAATTACCACATCGAGATTTGTTAAAAAATTATTTACGAGGGTATTACTTGGAAATCCCCTACTTACTTTATAGTTATAATTAGAGTATCTGTTATGATACTGAACATTACGATTAAAAGAACTTGAATCAATTATAAGAATCTTGTCTGGATTTAACATATCCGCAAGTTCTTTGGTTTGGTTCCCAAGACCAGTGTTGTCTGAACGTGCAATTAAACCAATTCTCATAATAGACCGTACCTATCTTTGAGTGTTTGAATTTCTTGTGGCTCCCAATAAGAGATTGGATTGTTTGGATTATCAAAGGGATGTAGGAAGATTCTGTTGTGCTCAGTCTCTCCACCTTCCCAGATTGTAGCCCATCCCATATAACGATCATCACGATCTTTCCATTCAGGTCCACCCCATTTAGAAACAAAGTATTCACGAAGTGGTCCAATAATAACTTGAGCACCATCAATAGTGGCTCCTCCACTTACCTGACAATAGGCATCAATAACATTGTTGCCATATTCTTTTGTTCCATTAAGAATTGATCGATAGTCCCAGTCACAATCTTCAAGGTATCCAGGGAAGAAGTTTTCATCAAAGTGTCCAACCTGATCAATGATTTCTTTGGACAGTCCAGCACAATGCCAAGAGTGATCTGTTCTAAAGATAAGACCCTCATAACCCTCAAGCATTTCTGCAATTGGCTCAAAGCCATTGTTAAAGACCATAGAGCTAGATACTACAAAGGTCCAGTCGTGTCTTTCCTTAAGACCAATATTCCAAGCACGATTAACTCCAATATTTTCCTTAAAAAACTTAACCCTAATACCGAAGTATTTTCTATTATTCAAAAATTCTTGACACTCTCTTCTTCCAGTATTATCAATAAGAAGAACGTGTTTGTAATCTTTAAGTGATTTAATACAGGCTCTTACCCTTGAGTTTACTTTGTATACTGGTATTACAATCAGATAATCAATGTTTGTCATAGCTTAAGCTCCTTCAAAATTTGTTCCCACCTATTTTTGTAGGTATACTTAGACTTTACAAGTTCGTGTCCTGCTCGACGAATAGCTTCTCGCTCTTCATCGTGTTCAATGTAATAGTCAATAAGACTCTTTAATTGATTAAAGTTTTTGTATTCATAAAATACAACGTGTTCTTTATCTGTAAACTCCTCTTCAAGTCCTTTAATGTATGGATGAATCAAGAATCCTCCACGACCAATGGTTTCGTAGATACGGTCTGACCAGTATCCAGGGTAGTCAAAGTTAGGAGACAAAGTATCACCAACTACAATCTTAGTAGATGCATAAAGATCATTTAGTTGTTGATCACGAACAACGCCTTTTCCATCTTTACCATATAGCTCAAAGCGTCTTCTATATGTTCTTGTAAGCCAATCAATGAGTGTTGGTCTATAGTTCCATTCCTTGTGATATTGTTTGCTACCAACAAAAATTACATCGTGCCTAAGTGGTGCTGCCTCAAAGGTACACTCTTTATCATATACTCCAGGACGAACATAATGTCCAACTACTTTTGTTTCTTTGTTAAACCAGTCAGCCATCTGAGGATCTACTGTAAAAAAATGTTGAATGTTTTTGTACACTGGATTAATATCAAGATCTTTTTGTCTATTTAATCCAAACCAAAGATCTAAGTGGTATGTCATCGTTGGAATTTTCTTAGCCTTCAGCTTTTCAAGAACTTCTTCCATATCAAATTTTCCAGGGGTATTCCATCCGTGAGTATGAACCCAAACAAATAGATCGGACTTTAAAGCACTCTCTAATATATCTTCACTACGAGACTCAGACTCTTGAAATTTCATTACTTTGTGTCCAAGAGACTCTAGTGTTTTCACGTGATGCGTTTCCGTTGTATAGCTAACCCTAAAGTTGCCAAGGAATGCTATTTTAGCCATTCATTCTCCAATTCTGTTATATTTAATTTTACCACAAAGTTGTGATATAATTGTCTTATGAATGAACAGCTCATTAATACACTAAAAGTTCTTTTAGGAACTCACGTAGACGCTAAGTTTAGAGCACACGGATATCACTGGAATGTCGAAGGCGATGATTTCCAACAGTACCACGAACTCTTTGGAGAAATTTATGAAGCTCTTGACGCTGGCATCGATCCTCTTGCAGAGTGGATTAGAATTTTCCAGGGCTATGCTCCATTCAAACTTTCTCGCTTTGTCGAACTTTCAATAATTCCAGAAACAGAGGTCTCTGCAGACCCTATGAGTATGGCACAAGATCTTTATAACATTCTTGAGATGGTCATTATGGCTTACAAGAATGCAGGAACTGAGGCAACTGCTGCTCAGGAATATGCTATTGCAAACTTCTTTGCAGATCAGCAGGGTGTTGCTCAAAAGTTCTGCTGGCAACTTCGTGTTAGTCTCAAAGAGGAAATGGACTAATGCCATACAGAGTAGGTGGCAAAGGCACTAATGGTTGCAAGGGTTATCCTGTAGTCAAAGAGGGTGGAGAAGTTGTAGGTTGCCACGCTACTCGTGCAGAAGCAGATAACCAACTTCAAGCACTATACGCTAATGTTCCAGATGCAGAAAAAGACGGAGTGGCAGGAGCCAATCCCTCATTCACCATTGAACCTAGATACCCTGGAGCTGGCATAAAGCGTCCATCGCAAGGAAAGGCTGGCAATAGCACTACTGGAAGCAATGTTCGTAGTAGCTATGCACCAAAGCCAAAGAAAAATAGGCGTGGTGTTCACGATTTTATGGGCGGTAGCGAAGGAGCTATTGCAACAACCTCTGGTACATCTATGGGTACTAAATCTATGGACGACTCTCCCATTAAAGAAGGCGACTATGTAATGGGTATGACAACAGAGGGAATGACTCACGGACAAGTAGAACATATTATGACTGAGGGTGGTATTTATGGAACACCTGGAACAGAATATGCAATTCAATCTATGCCACCAGAAAATCCAGCAATGGCTGTAAGAGTTTTTGAAGAAGAAGATGGAGTCTGGGAACCAACTGCTTATAGCATTGGAATGATGTATCAGGATGCCACTCGTCTTGATGATTTACAAGGACATCATATGGAAGATGAAGAAGACGAATCTGAAATGGAAATGGTTTCTAAAGCAGAAAGCTATAGCCCAACAGCAGGTATGAAGTCGGCAGCAGCACGTGCCATTAGATGGAAAGAGCAGGGGAAGGCTACAGGTGCAGGAACTCCAGTTGGATGGGGTAGAGCAAGAGATATCGTAGCAGGACGCTCAATGTCTCTCAGTGTAGTTAGACGTATGTATTCTTTCTTCTCACGTCACGAGGTAGACAAGAAGGGCAAAGATTTTAATAACACTAGTAATCCTAGCAATGGTCGCATTATGTGGGACGCTTGGGGTGGAGATGCAGGATTCTCTTGGTCACGTGGCATTGTAGAACGTATGAGAGATAAAACTTTGTTTGCTGATTTTGGAAGATACTATACTCATTCAGACACAAATCTTAATAAGGCAATTGGCATAGGCTCAATGGTTAGCTGGAATTCTTCTGGCGGTAGAGCGACAGGCAAGATTACCAGAATTATCCGTAATGGATCATACAAGGTCCCAGGAACAGAGGTAACAATTAATGGAACTCCAGATAACCCTGCTGCAGTTATTCGTCTATACCGTGACGGTAAGCCTACAGACACAATTGTTTCGCACAGAATTAATACACTTAGGGCATCTTAAATTTCTAGCACTACCTTAATTTTAGTGTATAATAGAACTGTCCCTCACACTATCTTAGGATGGACTAGTTACCCAAATGATAAGACCGTGCCTCGTGTAGCGGATTTCGGTGTGAGGGACTTGACTTTTTTCAAGGTAGATGGTAAAATTGATTACAATAACCATTAGGAGAGACAGTGCATACAGAAGAATTTATCGAGGTTATGTTTGGACCAGCACACGTTGCATCAGAGATTTTCTGGGCATTGATTGAGTTTGGCATAGCATTTATGATTGGACGATTTGTTGCATTCCGCAAGGTACACAAGTACATTGACGAAAAGCACGGAGTAACACACGAGGAAGGCTATTAATATGGCACAAACAAATGATGAAGTAGTAGAAGAGCTGACTTCAAATGAACTATTTATGGATACGTTTCGCTTTATAGCGTCTAAGTTTCCAGATGTAGCACCAGAAAACATTGGTGAAATCTTAGTTGTAGGGGTACTCTTTGAGCGTGGACTCATTACACGAGGTGAGAATGAGCAGTAGCAGTGGTGTATTAGGTCACGGCTATGTTCGTTTAGTAGATAAGATGGGCAGTGATCTGTCTGTTGTCAATGCTGCTCGTGTATCTTACGATAAAGAATCATTAGATTTTAGCGAGAAAGACGAAAAGCTTCTTGATTTTCTTATTCGTGAAGGTCACACCAGCCCATTCCGTCACGCTGCAATGACATTCGAGATTTATGCACCACTATTTGTAGCACGACAATGGTGGAAGTATGCAGTTGCATCTAGCCACATTGATGACCAGAATGGCTGGAATGAGTCATCTCGTCGTTACATTACAGAGTCAGAACTGTTTTACATTCCTGCAGATCATCAGTGGCGTAGTGCTCCTGAGAATAGCAAGCAGGGTAGTGGTGAACCAGTAGGACTTGACATCGGTAGTGAGTTCACTAGTGAGCTTATCAATGTTGTTGTCAGGGGTACAGAACTCTATAATCGTGCATTACAGTTTGGTATCGCACCAGAACAGGCACGTCTATTCCTTCCTGCCTATGGTCTTTATGTCCGTTGGCGTTGGACAGCCTCGCTACAGAGCATTCTGACGTTCCTAGAGCAACGTTTATCACACGATGCACAAGTAGAAATTCAAGAATATGCAAAAGAAATTGGCGTACTTTTACGTCAAGAGTTTCCAAAAACATACAAGGCATTTCAATTAGGAGTATAATAATTATATGGTTACAGTAGATTCAAGTAGTTATCCTCGTGCATACTTTGGGGAAACAATTCCATTAGAAGAAAATAAAACGGAGGTAGTAATTGGACAAACACCAATAGCACCACCAAAAGGAGAAAAGAAAATGGCAACAGTAAAACGTAAAACAGTAAGCCCACAAGTTGCTGCCCAGAAAAAGGCAGAGAGGGTTAAGAATGATCTTTATGCAAAGCAAGAAGCAAAACGTGCTCCAAAAATTCAGGTAGACCAGGGAATTGTTCTTTGGACCTGGATTGTTGGAATTATGATTGCTTTTGGAACATCGGCGGTAGTATCGTTTAATGGTATTACAGCAGTAGCAGAGTACGTAGGACTAGCAGCTCCCTGGATGGCTACACTGTTCTTCTTCTTCATTGAATTGATGTATGTTCTATTCCTCATTGCTTATCTTGTTCTTCGTTCACGTATTGATGAAGATGGAAAGGCTGAACGATCTGGAGGAGCATTCTGGGGTATGTTTATGTTTGGTGCTATTGCAGTTGCTGCTAATGGATTCCACACCCTTGACTTCTGGCAGTATGCCTGGACCAATCCTCAAATGTGGGCAGGTATTATTCTAAGTATCGCTGCTCCCATTGCTATTATTAGTGCCTCTAAGATGGCTTCTAGAGTAGTGTTTGCTAAGGCTATTAGTCTTTAGCACACTGTGGGGTGTTCGCCAAGCTGGTTAAGGCATCGTGCTCATAACACGAAGATCGTGGGTTCAAGTCCCACACACCCTACCACGCCCTTGTAGCTCAGAGGATAGAGCATCAGACTTCTAATCTGTTGGTCGCTGGTTCGATTCCAGTCAAGGGTGCAATTCAAATGGTGATGGATTTGGAAATTTTTCACTAATCAATGTTTGAATATTTCTAAATGATTCATCTGTAGTAGATAAAAAAACTGTAGTATCAATGTCTAAAATTGTTTTATCTAACAGCTTGTTTCCAGGATAAACCTTAACGTCTTTGTGACTATCTCCACCAACATTAAAAGTGTTTCCATAAATTGATCTCCACAAATATGGTGTGTTTAGTACTGACTTTAACTTTTCTTTGTTCATTATCATTGGAACGTGAAGCTCATAGTCTAATGGAAGCCTAAAACCTTGTTTTTTTAAATATGCATTAGTCTTTAATAATCTTTTTACATACAGGTTTTCTGGTGCATATTTGTTAAAATTAGCAATCTTGTGCTCAAGACTTCCACCATTCCAATTTGGTACATCAGTTTTTTGCATAGTGAAGAAGTCATCATTCATAAGAACAAAGTCATCAGATATTTTTGTAGAGTCACAAACTATCTTTAGTTGCTCCCTGACATTAGTATAAGCGTCACCATATTGCCTAACAAAAATATGATTGCCTGTGTACCACTTAGGCTTACCACCAACTAACCAAATATTACCTTTTGGTAAATTTTCCAGGGTAGATCTGATTGAGTACCTTAACTCTTCATTGTTACCATCACGGCACATATAAATGTAATCCAAAATTAACCTAACTTTTCTATACTTTATTATATCATTTGGTATAATAGATGTAATGAGTATAACTGAACACCTTCCAAAGTTACAAGGTTATAAAGAAGATCAAGGCTGCTTTGATTGCGGCATCTTCTACCCCCATTATGTTTTAGAATTTGACCACAGACCAGGCGTGAAGAAGTTTGGTAATGTCTACCACGTACTAAAAAAGTATGGATGGGACAAGGCTTGGGCAGAGATTAAGAAATGTGACGTTGTTTGTTCTAACTGTCATAAAGCCAGAACTTATACTCGTACAGAAGAGCTGATGGCTTCTTAGCTTACCAGATTGTCCACATCTTTTTAACATCAGGCAAGGTAGCAGGATCCAGGGTTTTAAGTCCTGCTCTGCGGTATCCTGCTCTTGCATCTGGATTATTTTCAATTGCTAACGTAACTCCCTTAAGACGCTTTGCGGTTTCATATTTATATTCATTGTCCGACAATGGACCAGGGTTCATATAAAGACGTGAGTATCGTACACCAGCAGACCTAAGTGCTCTCACGGTTTCAGCTTTCTGTTTGGGGTTGCGTCCAGTAACAATGTAGATTGGACCCTGCAGGGTCTTTAAATAGTTAATGGTCCTTTGGATTGGTTGAGTACCGTTCCGAAGGAGCGTGTCGTCAATATCTACAATTGTTGCCATACTATCCATTATACGCTATAATATAGTTATGACATTTGAATATCCAATTTATCCAGACCGTACCTATCGAATTGATATAAACGGTGAAAAGTTTTACGTCACAGGTGAAAACCTAATTACCATTGTACTTGACAAACTTGACGAGTCGTGAGATAAT